AGCAGCAAACGCAGCGAAGACCATGCAGCTAGGCGGCGGTATCGGGTATGACTTCAGCACCCTGCGCCCCCATGGCTCCCTCATCCGCTCCCTCGACAGTAAAAGCTCTGGCCCTATGAGCTTCATGGGCATCTTTGATGCTGTGTGTAAGACTATTGCTTCAGCAGGCCACCGTAGAGGCGCACAGATGGCAGTGCTGCGTGTAGACCACCCAGACATCGAGACATTCATCCGTGCCAAGAACAACAGCACAGAGCTTACACAGTTCAACATGAGTGTAGGTGTGACCGATGAGTTCATGCAGGCAGTCAAGGATGATGCCGACTTCGACTTAGTGTTCGATGGTCAGGTCTACCGCACTGTGAGTGCTACAGCTCTGTGGGATGACATCTTGCGCTCGACTTGGGACTGGGCAGAACCCGGCATCCTCTTCATCGACCGTATCAACAAGAAGAACAACCTGCACTATTGTGAGACCATTGCAGCCACCAACCCATGTGGAGAACAGCCACTACCACCCAATGGCGCATGTCTCCTTGGTAGCTTTAACCTCGTGAAGTACGTCAAGCAGAATGGCATCCAAAGCGGAGATGCAGCAACCTTCGACTATGAGAAGCTGAAGGCTGACATCCCGCATGTAGTCCGTGCCATGGATAACGTGGTGGACCGTGCAGTCTACCCGCTACCAGCACAGGAAAAGGAAGCTAAGGACAAGCGCCGCATGGGGCTGGGTGTTACTGGTGTTGCTAATGCTATTGAGGCTCTGGGCTTTCCGTATGGCTCCCCTAGCTTCATGGACACACTGGAAGAGATCATGCGTACCATCCGTGACGGGTGCTACCGTGCGTCCATTGAGTTGGCCAAAGAGAAGGGACCGTTCCCTCTGTATAGCCACAAGTACCTAGACAGTGGCTTTGCTGAGACGTTACCGGGGGACATACGCAATGACATTGGTGAGTATGGCATCCGCAACTCGCACCTCCTCAGTGTGGCACCAACAGGCACAATCAGTCTCTCAGCAGACAACGTGTCCTCTGGCATCGAGCCAGTCTTCAGTCACTACTATGACCGCACCATCCAGACCTTCGATGGTCCACGGGTAGAGCGTGTAGAAGACTACGGTGTCCGTGAGTTTGGCGTCAAAGGTATGACAGCAGATGCGCTATCGGTGTTTGACCATGTGCGTGTGCTCAACCTTGCCTCTAAGTATGTCGATAGTGCTTGTAGTAAGACCTGTAATGTCGGGGATGATGTCACTTGGGAACAGTTCAAGGATGTCTACATGCAAGCCTATGACGGGGGCTCCTCTGGGTGCACCACGTTTAGGGCCAGCGGTAAGCGCTTTGGTATTCTCAATGCCTCTACCAGCGAAGATGCGGCCATAGAGACTGTGGTAGAACCAGATGCCTTTGTGGATGAGAAAGAGGGTGGCGCTTGCTACTTCGATCCAGCCACAGGCCTTCGTACCTGCGAGTAAACCAGAGGGGCCCTTCGGGGCCTCTTTGACCAACTAATAACAGGAGAACAGAATGTTCACTGTAGAGTTTGAGCAAGATTACACAAAGATAGTAACAGTTGACCAGAGCGGGGCCCACGAGGACGTAGAGATGTTCTTGGAGGAAGACGGCACTGTGTATATCAGACAGTTCGCTGAAGAGTTCAATGAGTACCAATTGCTCATCATCTCCCACTACCAGTTGGTAGACCTAATAGCTTCCATAGATGCGCCAGAGGGCGCTCATTCAGTAACCATAGGTACAGAGTAATGATATTCCCACGCATAAAAGTAGACAAGAACAGATGGCACACTTGGTTCGCTTGGTATCCCATCAAGTACGGCATTCACTGGGTGTGGTTGCAGAGGGTACAAAGGCGCTGGTGTGACCACCCAGTCATTAAGTCTTGGGACTACAGTGTGCCAACCATTGATGACATGGATAACCAAATCGACTGGGATAAACTATTGTGATTGAGGTGACACGGGGGCGGCTCCGTCTAGCAGACCCTACTCCACCGTGTCGTTGTTACCGGAGTAACACTAGTGAGATGGGGTCGAGTCGATCTTATGTCAATAGTCTACAGCCAAAAAACACTGATCGGGACTAAAGTATGGTCCTGACCAGTGCTAAGTTAGTTCGCCGTTACTTCATACGGAGCATTATGGCGAACAACAATCCAACTATTATTAGATCGCTTAGTGGGAGTGCTATTCCATTAACCATGGGATCACCTTCCTTTCTTCAACCTGACAGGAGTTGGCCTGCCAGTATTCTGTCGATCTGTGTTTTTTGCTTTAGGATAACCAGCCGTGTATCTTGGTTGTCTGGTTCATACGGTCCTCTAGGCCATGGTATCCACCATTAACGCGCCTTGTTATCTTACGGACTACCTCTTCACTCATTCCCTTGATGGCAGTGCGAAACAAGAAGTTAGTCCTAAAATACCAAAGCGCTGTCTCGAAGGCATACTCGTTTGAACAGAGGTCGGGGTCGTTCATTACATCTGGGAGGCGCATGTCTGAGGCAAACAGTCTGTAATTGTCTCTACCAGTCAACTGAAGATAGCCCCTTCCCCGCCACAGGAAGCCTTCACCAAGGTTGCCCATGCGGCCACCATAAACCTTGTCGGCTAATGCCTTCGGGTTCTTAGCGTAAGGCTCTGCGTCTTCTACAGTGTCAAAGCGTGTAGGCCACACAGCTTGGATGCGTTCTGGAGAGCTGTAGTAGAGGGACTCAGTAGTCTTCTTGAAGCCACCAGACTCGTGGTGGGCTTGTCCAAGTAGATGTGCTGCTTCTAAGGCGGATAGTTCATAGTGCTTGGCTATAGCCCTTGCTGTGTTTGGGCCAAAGGAGCCATCTGCATCAACACCAACCTTCTCTTGGAGGGTCTTCATTGCTTCACTCATCTCTTAAATCCTTTGAGTGTTCTTATGCCAAACGAAGCCGCTATTGAGGCATACATTCCAGCTTGAACCCACGCGGGACAGTTCTGAAGATTAGCAAATCCTGATGCCATGGTGTCCTGTAAGCTAGGAACAAAATTAGCAGCGAGGATAAGCACAAAGACCACAGTCCAAAGCTCATCTTTCCAGCTGTTGTTTGATGCTTCAATGGCAGCTTGCTCCCAACTAATCTCACCAGTCGCCAGCTTCATCTTTGTCTCAGCTTCCGCTGTCTTTATCTTTGCTTTGCCATCGAGGTAGCTAGTCGCTAAACCTACGGCACTTGTAAGAATACTGATCATTTCTCATGTCCTAACCAAACGGCAAAAGCACCAGTCATGGCACCAGTTACGGTTGCTGTCAGAGCAGTTGCTTGTGATGTCATTGCTTCTGGTGGTAGACCCATGAACCAATACAGAACCTGTATATACATGAAGGTCATAACGAGCATCATCAGACGGGGCATTAGCTTCCAAGCCAACACCCGTTCCATTGCGATTGTCATGTTGTTATTCCTTACTTAGCGTCTACATACCGCTTACCAATTTCCGTTCTTCTTGCCGATCAACCAGACGACACCACCAAAGATGCTTATGGCAACCAGAGTGAATAGGATGCCTATCGTCCAATCGATTAGGGCTGCTTTGAGTTCTGCTTTCTTGTATAGGGTCTTGCGCCTCTGAGCCCTGACCTTGCGTAAAGTCTCTTTGTATTCCTCGACACCCTGCATCCCGTGCTGGAAAAGGATTATGGTCTCTATCTCCTTGCGCAGAGCCTGCATCTTCTTGTGGGCAGTAAAGGCGTCCATTGCTTGCTGCTCGGCAGAACCAGTTAGAGTTGCAATTAGACCGGGGTTCTTGGCCTTCTCCGATGCATAGTTTACGTCTGCGACACAGCCTGCGAACTTACTGAGGGCGGAAGAGGCATCTCGACCAGCTGCTATAAGTTTCTTGGCGTTGCTCACGGCTCCTGCTGCTAAAGCCAAGGCGGTGAAAGGGTCAATCATTGTTAACCTTTATCCTCCTGCTGCATGTGTAGTTTGGGGATACTGCCCAGACACGGTTGTACCAACCACCGTTCAAAGGGGCATCACAGGCGTAGTAGCACTTCTTGTGGAACCAGCTGCCTCTGCCATTGATGAACGAATGGGAGTACCCAACGAACACCAATGTACAGAGCATGGTTAATCCGCAGCCATCTTCTCGACAGCACCTCGGATATGTTGGATGTTTTCATCGATACGGGCCATGCTGACTGCTTGGCTTTGTACCATGTTCTCGACTTTGTTCACACGCTCAGAGAAAGCTATGAGCTTCTCAGTGTTCTGCTGGATGTCTGCCATCATCATGCTGACTGTCCAGACGATTGCAGCAGCTTGTGTCATAAGGCCAAGGAGGAGAGTTGCGGGGACACTTTTGGAGATGTGCCAACCGTCTTGCTCTTTCATTAGCTAGGCTTAGTGGGCCATGTAATGTCAGTTGGGAAGCCTGCTTGCTGTGGGACATCCAAGAGAGCCTGACGGTATGTAGACCACTCAGCTTGCTTGGCAGATGTAAGGTCAGCCCAGCGCAGTGCATTACCAGCAATAGCATCTACTTCTGTAAGGCGACCATCCCGATCAGCACGAACCTCTGACGCAAGTGCTGCGTCAAGCTCTGCCTGTGTTGGCGGAACATATGCTGCAAAGTCTGTGCCGATCAAAGCCATGACTGCATCGTTGTCGATGGTTGTGTCGGTGTCATAATCAGTCAGCAGGTAGGGTATCCAGCCGTACTGTGGGTGGTTAATCTCTACGTCCATGCGGAGGTTGTCGGACTGTAGTGATGCCGCATTACGGACTTCTGTGATTGTAATGCTCATCTAACTAATCCTTACAAATAAAGTAGCATTGTAATGGTTGTACCTATTATCTTGAGCGTGTCCCATAGCACGCCAAGTACCTGACGGAGCAGACGGAGCGGTATTTCCATAACTATAAAGGTTTCCATCATATATATTTGATGTGGTATAACCATTATATCTCAAGCCAGAGCCAGAATAAGTGCTGTTGGATGTGATACCAGAAGTGCTTGCTGTTGTGCTAAACATCCAAGCATAAGTCCCAACAGCACCAAGGTCTGTACTACCGCCAATAGCACTATCAAAGTTGTCATTACCTCGTATTACACTAGCCATATCATTCCACCGTTACGTTAGGGATGGGTTGGATTGCTTTGAGTTCAGCAGGAGTAGTAGCTGCGTCAATGCTTGCTAGTGAAGGTGCATCACGCAGGGCTTGCTTGTCAGAGATGATCTGTGTCGTGTCAGCGCCTGTCTCAAGTGCCTTCATGTAGGCTGTGTCTAGTGCAGCCAGTGGCTCAATACGAGCCTGACGTAGCTTGTCACGCCAGATGTCCTTGGCTGCTGCCATGTCTACAGAGATGACACCAGTATCAGCATTAGCTTCCCAAGCACCACGGAAGGTACGTTCTGCTGGTACTTCATAGTCTGCGGCGTCATAGCTTGTTGCGCCGATCTTGATAAAGGTTTGTGTCATTTTGTTGCTCCATGGGAAGTGTGCGGGTCTTCAAAGATTACTCTGTAATTGCTCATCACAGCACCAATCCTAAAGTCACAAAGTTTCTGTCAATTTTGGCGGCGGTGGTGGTGGCTGCTTCAAACCTCAGTGAAGTCGTTGAGGCAGTATGAGGAGAAAGCACATGATAAGCCCCGCTTCCCAAGTTACCCGACAGGAAGAAACCAGCATAATTACTAGAGGAGAGGGCGTTATCAAAGGTTAACGTGTAGTCGCCTGTACCGTTGTCGGTGATACTGCTTACATTACCATCATCACGAATAGCTACTGTTCCAGTGCCATTAAAGTTCACCCAAGCCCGTGCAGGGTAAAGACCAGCACCACCTGTAGTCTGTAGGTTATCTACCTTAATTGTACTCATGCTGCTAACCTCCACGCATTACGGAACTGTCTGTCAGACGGTACATCTGCTGTCTTAACAATCTTAAACATTGGTCTGTTGTACTCCACCGACCAGATGTGACGAGGGATGTCTTTCATGATGAGGTACTCAATGGCTTCTTCTTCTGTGAGAGGACCGATACGAGGGGCAGTCCACTGTGCTGCATGTTTCTCTGGGTCATGCTTAAAGTTGTCGTGGCGACCCTCAGCGATGGCTTGTTGCTCATCGTCTTGCAAAGCCCAGTAAACGGATATGGGTGGCAGTAGCCCAGCCTTAGCTTCTTCAAGCCAGTTGTCACTAGGAACAAGCACCATTGCGGGTTGCTCTGGTTGCTCTGGGTCTTCGAAGATTACTCTGTAAGTGCTCATGTTCTACTCCGATGCCATAAGACCAACAGAGGGGGTGTCTACA